CGTTAATATAGATAGTACGAATAACCTCACGGTTAATTTCAGCTAGGATCTCAGCAGACAGAATGTTGGCGAGTTCGGTTTCAGCATCGAGACCGTGGATCGCTTTCAAGTCCTGAGCAAGTTCCATTGTGTATTCAGCTTTCAAAGCACGGGAACGAGCTGTTACCGTTGACTTCTCAATACTGAATGCCATTTCTGCGAAAGCATTAGTTGTTGCATCTCCAAGAGCTTCAGCAGTAGCTGTTGTCATACCATGTTGGACAGAATAGTTTGTTGTTGTGATTGCAGCGACAACAGCAGTACCAACCTGAGCAGCGGCGCCACCAGCTTTTTGCATTGCAAACGCTGTATTGGCTTCGTTGAACAGAGCTTCTGTACCACTCTGTGAGGCATAACGAGCCTTCATCGCAAAGATAAGGCCTGTAGGACCAGTCATAGGCTGGACGCCACAAACATCATAAGCGATTAGTGAAGGCATGGCACGACGAACTAGCGAAATTAGGATCGGATCCCAATTCGCAACAGCCGAGCCGGTGTGGTTTGCAGGTGCAGCTTCTCCGAGGAACTCACGATCCTCAGACATAGCCTTTTCCTGATTTTCCAAGATTACAGTAGTTACAGCACGCCGGTAAGGATCTTTAATCTCGGGAAGGTCAGGATGTTCCAGAACGGGCTGCCACTTTTCCTGTAGGTGTTCAGTGTTAAACATTGTTTTCTCCCTTTTTTTTATTTAAAAAAATTTTAATAGTAACCATTAGCTAGCACGTTTCTGTACTTTACCAATAGCACTCATGTATGCAGCCATTGTACCGGAATTCACTTCTGCATCATAATTCGGCGCTGCTTCTACTTCTTCGTTAATCATAGCTTTTGGAAAATAAGAATCTTTGATTGTCTCTAACTTCAGACGATAATCTTCAGCATTCTGATATTCAACACTTTCCGCTAGTTCTGAAAATTTCTCAACTTCTGTATCTGCAAGATCAGAAGCCACATCTAAAAGAATTTCATTCTGTGATAGTTCATTTACCTGTTGTGTCAAAGAAACATTCTTTTCAATTTCTTCATTGAGGCGACTTTCCATGTCATCAGCTTGCTCTGCAGCAGCTTCTAGCATATCAAATCTCTCATCAGGAATTGCAATATCATGCTCTTCAAACAAACTTCTCAAACCAGCAATGAACTGATCGGCGAGCTCAGTTTTCAACTTATGCTCGACAGCCAACTCGTTCTTCTTCATCCATTCCTCAACAACATACGTTAGATAACCATCAACTTTCGTTGTCAACTCATCTTTCGCTTCAGAAATAGCAGAATCATAAGCCTCTGCATACTCTTCCTCTAGACGCTCAAGTTCCGTTCGGATCTTTGACTTCAATGCAGCTTCAAAAATTGTAGCAGCTTTTGTCTTAAAATCTTCGGAAAGACCTTCACCGGATGTCAATGCATCAACATCATCGGATAGATCAAGAGCAGCAACTCGGTCGTCAATGGATATTTCTTCAGCTGTATCCTTTGTCTTACTTCGAGCACCTTCCTCTTCATCGTCTTTATCTCGTTTATTCTGTTTCTTTTCCTCATCATCCTCTTCTTCATCTTCTTCATCTGGATCAATCTGAGGTTTCCCTCGTGTTTGTCCACCTGTGTCAGCTATAGCTTTTTCTTTTGCTCGAGCTTTCGCAAGGATGCCTTCTGCCTCTGCGACTGTCATCTCATCATCGTACTCAACTTCTTCACGAGCACCAACTTTCATATCACCACTTCCATCGCCCATGGCTTTGGATGAAGCGTCAGATGGTTTAGTCTTAGGAGGAGAAGCTTTTTTCGCCTTTTTAGTGGCGGCATCACCAGGATCAGATTTAGCGTCTGGAGAAACTACGGCAGGGCCCATGTCTTGTGTCTCACCACCCGGAGTTCCGCCAGCAATTGTGGCTTCTTTCTGGGCAGGTGCAGCACCTTTCATAGGAGCCCGTGGATTACCTTTCGTATCTAGGCCATCCTGTGCTTCCTCTAGAGGGTTGCCCAATGTTTCATCGGCAATTCTCTCTAGTTCAGTGTTAATATCCGTCATTTGGAATACTCCCTTTCTTTAATGTACATATAAGTTATTTATAATATTCAAAATTTTGACATAAAATTTTCAAAGATTTC